TCACTTCTCTATTGAATTTTTCAACAATAAAGCCATAATCTGTAAGTCGCTTTAGCACATCACTTTCTAATGAAGAGGCAGTTTTATCTTCACTATACAACCAGTGAATGAAAGCGGATTCCCCTCTTTTTTTAATAATATTTCTAGCAGAAGTAGGCAAAACTCCATACTTCTTACACTCATCGACCAATAATTTTCCATTACTTAGTCTATAGATACCTTTTGCTCTTCTCGACTCTTTAACCTTTTGACCAATATAGGACGCATTGTTCTTGTCCTTCATCCAATTAGAAACACCAAATCTTTCAAATGTAGTAGATTCCATTTTTTCTTGAACTAATGTATTTTGAGCAGGTGCTATACAACCAAATTTTGATAAATTAGTTTCAGCTATCTTTTGCTTTACTTCTTCATTAGAAGCTGGACTGATAGCTCCATAGCGTTTTAAGTTAGTTTGTTTTCTGCGTTGCTTTACTTCATCAGTTTGAGCTGCTTTAGTAGCTTTTGCAATAATCTCTGATCGATTTGGATCAGATATCATTGCTTGTCTGACTTTCTCTCTCACATTGTCTCTATACATAGGATTATCAATGGATAATAATTGAGATCGGAGACAGCCGCAACTTTTAGATTTGCCTTTTATTACGGTAGTAAAGTTTTTAATTAGCTTGGTTTTTCCGCATTTACATAAACATAGGCGACCAACTAGTTTTCCTGACTCATCTTTAACTTCTTCTATTACAGTAAAATTATAGAATGTGTCGCCAACCTTAACTTTTGTCATAATGCCTCCACATATTTTTATTATACATAGAGGTTATTACTGCGAAGTTAAAATAAGTTTTTACAAAATAAAAAAGAGGGCTATTAAACCCTCTTTTTAAAGAAATTAAGTAAATAAATTAAATTATTTACCCATGTTCTTGAAGACACCATTGAATCTGGGGCAATAAACAAAGAGCGCACCGTATAGTACAATAGCAAATTCGAGAGCAGTTGTAACTACGGCGAAATTTAGCTTCGACAATGGTGCCAATTGTTTGAATCGCATAGTCTCAGCACCCATGTCGAGCATGAATCCTTCGCCAAGTCCAGGCTTCTTCTCACCAGCATCACGAGGAGAGGTTAGACCAACTCGGAAGTTGCCAACGAACTCTTCTGATCCAGCAGCACCACCAGCCTTAGTTCGGTATACTCGGAAATACTTAACTCCAGCTGGAGCAGCTGGGAAAGTAAGAAGAGCAGAGCCGTCAGCAGAGATAGTAACAGGAGCAACGATAGAGGTTGGTGAAGACTCACCGAAGTCGTTAACCTGAGTAACCTTGTACCAGTAAGAACCAGCTTCTAGCTTACCAGTGGAAGCTCCACCGTCAGCAACTGAGAATGCTCCTGGTGCAGCTGGTGCATTGAGGTTAACTCCCTTAGCACGAGCTCGTGAGCGTGGTCTCAAGAAGAGGTTTGGCTTAAGATCCATAGCACCAGAAGTGGTTTGAACCTTAGAAACATCATAGCCAACAGTCTGGTTAGCAAGACCAGGTGCAGACCTGAACTGAGGATAGAACTGACGAACGAATGAGCTTACTACCTGAGGCTCAAGGTGAAGCTGATCAGGTGAACCGAAGTTCTCGAGTAGGATAACTGCGAGTTCTTCTACGTCGTCTTGAGTAAGAACGTTGCCTTCTAGATCACGAGCAATGGACTCGAATGATCCGTAGCCTTCGAAGTCGCCTGACTTCTGTTGAGCATCGTCATCACCACGGAGTAGCTGCTGTAGCAAGCCGTTCATGGAGATAGAGTCAGCAGGAAGGTCAGAGTTAGAACCAGTGAATAGACCAGCTGCACTAGCAAAGTGGCCATGTCCCCAGTACATCTCTCGCTCTACGTGCTTGAGAAGGTGCATAGTTCCTTCTTTAGCTTGCTGAGCTACGATGTCACCAACTGAGGTTCGAACTAGAGTCATCTGGTGAGACACCTTACGACGTGTACCAAAGAACACGATCCTTTGGCCATCACGGATGTAAGTGCTGTCTTCTTCCTGAGGAGCTCCACCTTCTCCGATGTATGGAGAAGCGTCAGAACCATAGCTGGTTAGACGGTTGTATTGCTCGAATAGGTTGTAAGCTTTGTCAACTGAGACAGCTGGCCAAAACTTGAGGTTCTTCATGTCGAAGGTTACTGACTTGAGTGTCGCTTCGAGTGACTCAGTCTGTAGCACTCCACCATGAGTTAGGTCGGTTGGACGACCAGAATAACCATATCCAGCAGTGATTGCCTTCTGAAGTGCTTGTACTTCTTCAGCACTGACCAAGCCCTGCTCGATGCCTTCTTGAATCTGATTAACTACTTCGTTAAACATTTGTTAAATTCTCCTTACCTAAGACCATACTTAGATGAAATTGAAACTAATTCGGCAGGACCAGCCAATTCCGCCCTGACAATGTCAGCACTATCAACGAAAGAACCTGACTTCTTTAGCTCAAGAAGCTTGTTAGCAACTTCAGCCTTAGAAAGAGGTTGAACTTCTTCATCTGCAGACTTCTTAAGAGGAGTCACATTCTTATAGGATGTGCTCTTAGCAGGTGCAGGTGTATCAGCCAACTCTTTAACGAGATCAAACAAACTGTTGATCTTTGTCTCGATTGGGCTAATTCGCTCATCAACATAAGACTTCATAAGAGTTTCGAGTTGTTCGCTAGAAGACTTCTTCATTGGCTCATCACCACAATCTGCCTTCTTGGCTTCGTCCTCGTCTTCTTCCTCTTCTTCGTCTTCTTCGTCTTCTTCCTCTTCTTCGTCTTCATCCTTTGCCATTGTGCCTTCAGGCATAGCATCGGCTTTCTTAGCTTCTTCCTCGTCTTCGTCTTCTTCTTTGTCTTCTTCTTTTCCTAGGGAACCGTTCTTCTTAGCTCCGTGAAGCTTCGAATCATCTTCTCCAATAGAAATCTCAGAAGCAGAGAAGCGACTTGACTTTTTTAGCTCATCAAGCTCAGCGAGCGCCTCGTCGATGATTGCTACTAAACTTTTAGTCAATTGATCGCTCATTTCCGTCTCCTTAAGATTTAACTATTAAGATCCCATTCCTAGGAGGTGCTCATGACCGCGAACGCGAGCTAGTTCAGCAGTTGAATCTCCTGCTTCTACTACTACATCGTTAGCATAGCCAGCTAGTTCATGCATAAGCTCAAGAGCTTCTTTTTGATCCATGATAGCAGCTAGAGTATTTTCACCAGCAGCACCCTTGATCTTAAGTGATCCTGGAGCAGCAATACCAATACCGAGGAAAGGAGAAGCAGCATCGCTTACACCGCCCATAGGTGATTGAACACTCTTGTCTACATAAGATACTGTTAGAACGTCACCACCAGTCTTAGTGACTAATACTGAATCACCAGACTGAACTGCAGCTACACCGCGCTGCTTTAGGTTTCGCTCAACTTTTTCTAGAATAAAGCGCTTATTCGCCATTTCTGACTCCTTAAGTTGTGATGTCACATCAAAACACAATAATAAGAATATCAGGTTGGTCTAGTTAAACATCTGATAAGGCGGGATATTAGTATTGTATCATGCGATAGGGTTAATTCTTCAGCATGAGTTTAGCTAACTGATCAAAACCAAAGGACTTGCCGCATCTACGACATTTTGTTTGGTTTTTTCCGTGAACTTGCTCATCTCCGCAAGAGTAACAAGTAATGTACTTGAATCCTCGTCCAAGTGGCAAAGATTCAGTTTGAATAACTGAGCCACCAGTTCTATCAGTGGGCGCTGAAGCTCCACCATAACCAGCCACTAAAGCTTTAGTAAGCTCATCTATCTGATTGATCTTATCTACGATTCGATCTTTCAGCACTGACTGCACTAATTTGTTGACATCTAGATCTGCATCTACTTCTATACCTTGTGACTTAGCGAGATCTACTATCTGCTCAATCTTCTGTCGAACTGACTCTGCTGTAGCTTGTCTAGTAATCTGGCGAAAAGATGGGGCATCAGTCTGAACAAGATGCATAGCTTTCTTAATCAGTAGCATGTCAGCTTCATGATTAGTAGCACTCTTATCTAGATTTAATGGCTCTACTAGCGTATTCTGGTTAGCTGGCGTGAATGTTAGTGCTACCTTAGTGATCTTAGTGCGAGCGAGTAAGCGAGGATCAGTGACCCCTCTCATAATAACGCCACCTTCTACTGAGGCTTTCATCTTAAGTGGACAATCTTCTTTATGTATGTTCCTTAAAATTGCTGCAGCTGCTCGAGCATTCGGGTGATCTTCATCATCAAACAAATAACCACTAGCATAAATATATGGAGCTTTAACTTTATTCCAATAATATCTATGCCTTTCGTTCTCACAATCTTCTTCTTTTAAAATCTTTTTTGCTTCTGTAATTCGACCCAGAGTGTTATAAATTCCGGCACCATGATTATCGTTCCATAATCCTAAACCATTCTCTAAATGAGAAATATCAGCACCTTCTACACTTAGCAATTCACCTTGTGTATCACGAATTTCACTTCCTGCTAAGCAATCAAAATATAGCGGCTTTTTATTTGACATTATAAATACCTAAATTTATAGCCTTTACTACTCTTATATCGACCATTTAAACAATCTCTAACTTGCTCTCGACTTAATCCAAGACTTATAGCACATTGAGTCTTATTTATCCATATACCTATAATATTACCAGACAAAGAAACTTCAAAAGGCTTTGATCCATTAGATTCACAATTTTTAATAATTGAACTTACTGAATGAAAACGTCCATGCATTGGATTTCTATCTCCAGCTGCAGATTTTCTTTTTCGTTTTGTTTCAGATATCTTCTTTTTAGTTTCTTCTGAAAGACTTTTTCCTAACCAAAATTTTTTATTGTTTTTTGATACAGATTTTGAAATTTTCTCTTTAGTTTCAGCATTTAATATATGAGAGCAGCCACCAATTTGGCAATTATATCCATTCTTTACACTCTTATATAAAGCTATAAGGTTTTTCTCAACTCTATTCAACTCATCGATACTAGCCAAACTATGCACGAGAACTTTTATTTCAAAACAATTTATCCCATATTTATTAATAGCATGATGTATAGGTGTTTTGGGATTTTTAGAGCTTTTGATATGCTGTTTCCAGCGAACTTCAACTGTTTTTGAAGTTTGCCCAATATATACTTTTTTATTTATCTTATTTCTAATTAAATATACAATCATATTGTTATTTTACTAAATTAAAAACCCTACCAACAGCAAGTGTCAGTAGGGTTAAAGATGTTCTGGAGGGAACATATGCTAACAATATAGTAGCATATGAAGGAGGTTAATCTTCAAACTCTTTATACATATCTCCACTAGCATGCAGTTCAGCTAACTCCTCAAATACTTCATCCTTACGCAATTTCTCTAGTGCTGCTGATTCAGTCTGTTTCACTGTCTCAACAGATACGCTAGTTAAATGTGCTATCTCGATGTCCGATAGCTGAGAATCAGACTCAGATTGAAGAAAGTTAAAGAAGCAGTAGTTGTTAACTTGGCTCGATATAGCCCATGGACAACCGGGCAGTTTAGCTTCTTCCTCTTCAGTCAACTCTCTATTAGCAAACCTTAAAGCCTTCAATCTCTGTACCGCTAGAGGGCAGAAGGTTTTAGGGCATTGCTTAAGTTTTCTGGGACATCGAGAGTCCATTTTCGATTGCGGTTTTTGCAAAATGCTCTTCCTCCCATAACGGCTGAGTATTTGAATAATGATAGAGAGACATGTCGTTAAAATCAGTAGACAGCGGAACGATATGATCGATATGCCAACCATTTACACCATAGTTTTCCCAAGTCATTCCTGGTTGGAACTTAGACTCAAGATACTTTCTATAATCATTGATTGAGCAGCCTAAAAATTTTACGATTGATGAGCTTTTTGATCCAAAAGATTTTTTTAAGCGGCTTTTAATATTTTCTCTTATTTTTGTAGGTAAATGCTCTTTTTTTCTTTTTAATTGGTACTGTATCTTCTTTTCTTTTCTATTGTTTTGAGAGCACGATGCGCAGAAATGATATCGTGATCCTTTAAGAGAAACAGAGCCACATTGACAAAAATTTTTAGCTAAGCGATTTTCTCGATACTTTAAATAATATCTTTCCTTACTTTTTATACGTCTATTTTCTTTTCTTGCGGGATCAGAAGCGATCCTGGCATTGCAAGCTCTCTTATCTCTTTTTCTTTTTAGGAGATAACATATATCACACAATTTTAATCTTTTATGCGATATATGCGATCCACAACTACACAACTCTGACTTAATATAAGAATTTATATTAGAGTCCATCTTAGACATTTTCAGTAGCTTCCTGGACAGGAGTTTCAGGGAGCTTCTTAACTTGCAGAACAGTTACCTGATGAGTGGTTCCATTAAACTGAGCTGAGAATGAGTCTCCAACCTTCTTGCCTAGAAGTGGTTGCTTAAGCTCTTCGATAAGAAGCTTAGAGTAGTCAAACTTAGATCGACTAATTGACTGGCCATTCTCAGCTACTGTAGTAATAGTAACCACTGAGTCTTCAGCTACTTCTTCTGATGGTAGCAAGTTTCGTTCAGTGTCATCCTTAGATGAGTATTCCTCAAAGTCTTTGATCTGGAGTGCTTCTGAGTCAGCTAATAGATCTGCTTCAGGGAAGGTGTTAGAAATGAAGTTCTGAACAGCGAGAAGACGATATTGTACTGATCTCTGCTTATCCGTTAGCTTAGATACATCTTCATTAATTGACCCAATGGCTTTACCAACTTGTTGAACCATAAGCTGACAAATTCTGATAGAAGCTTCTAAGTTAGCTAGCCTCTTATCTGCATCATTAGTCTTATCTCTACGTCTTACTTTCTCTTTAGTAGCCATATGTTTCTCCTTATTGTTTCAGCTTGAAACGTTCACAGACTAGTTTTACTAACTGAATCTCTTCTCTAGTTAAAGTATGAGCCTCTTCTCCAAATAGAGAAGACAGCTTATTATTCAGAAACTCTTTGATATCGAGTTCTAGTTCATCAAAGATCGGTCCTCGTTGCTTGATGATTCGCTTAGTGAGTATAGAGTTGATGGCATTGGCACGATTAAGTTTCTTCTGCTGCTCGGTTTCTGTTGCGGTGGAGGCTTGATAAGAAACTTCTTCGTCGCTAGGAACACTAGAGTGTGCTTGATCAACAGCATCTTCTGGCGCGCTGTTAAGGACTGCTTGTTTGACAGCACCATCATCTGCAGTCTTGCTCTTTGACATGCTATCGAAATCCTGTAGTGTAACTTTTTTAAAGTTGAATCTTTCTGCAAGCTTCTCATACTCTCTATAGGCAGCCACGAACTGAACTCTAGTTAATGGCTCGTTGTTTGCTACACATCGTTGCCAGTGAGCTTCTTTATCTTTATCATAGAATAGGAAGTACTGAGCATTATTTTTATACTCAAACTCTAGTAGAGGCTCTAAATCATCTTCAGTTAACAGACTTTTTCTACTAAATACATTGGGCCAAACGAACTCGCCATAGATAGTGCGGTCGAAAACTACGTCTTCTCCGTCATACTGCATATATAAATCAATTAGCTCATCTATATAAGATGGACCAACATAACCTGGTTTAAAGTATTTCTTATCTGGGGCAGACATATGAACTACCTTGTAGCCTTGCTCCTCATACATTTCGGCTACTGTCGATTTCCCCGAACGATCGACGCCCTCAATTAAAATGAATGGCATTATTCCTCCAGAATAATAGATATATGATCTTTATACAAATTTTGATGATAGATATAGTAGAGCTAATCGCTATACCTATTACCTTTTGAGATATTATCTTTAGCCCATTTAGGTTGAAGATTTTCTAAAGACCAAGATTTCTTAAATCCTTCATCTTCAGTAGAAGAGTAGTAGAACCAACTATCAGGAATCTTGTGGTCTATGTGCCACTCACCATAGTTATCCCAGGTCATACCTGGCTGGAATTGAGATTCTAGATTAGTAATCAGTTCATCGACTGTAAAATTAAGCATATCAAAAGTTTTTTTATTTGACTTATTTAAAAGTCTTCTTTTTAATCTATGATATATGGAGGATTTCATAGAAGACTTAATCTTTTTTCTATATTCTCTGTCTCTCCTTACTCCTTTTTTAAAACATGTTTTACATGGTGAATCAAATGATTTTAATTCCCTATATCCGACATCTGCTCTACAATATAAACAGTTTTGCCTATATTTTCTGGGGTTTGATTGTATAAAATCAGTCCATAATATATTGTGAGAAGCTTTACTAGAAATTGCTTTACCCATACAATCGCGACACTTTTGTTTACCAGTTGCAGCAGATCCATATCTCTTCTTATTGCAAGCAATACAGAAGCGCGCATATATTTTCTTGTTATCTTTTATAATGAAATCATCATAGTCACAATTAGCAGAAGTTTGTTTAGACTTTGCTCGCTTAGCATTTACTGATTTACTAGTTAAATGCTCATTAGGGCGATTTTTTGCAGAGCAGGATCGACATATATCGATAGATCTAGATTTGCGATATGATCCTAAAAATATATTACAGTAATCACAATAAGTTTTATATAATTTGCGACCATCCTTGCTCATGATGAAGGAGGATAAATCTTTAGTCAATTAATTACTCTTCGCCGAATTCGTTTACAGGATTGGAAACGGGTTCTCCAGATATGTTACCCGGTTTTGTTGCTAGACCTGATTCTTTAGCGAGATCTTTTAAGGACTTATGGTTAGCGACTGCATGTGCTTTTGCTGATTCAGCTGACTCCATTTGACTGTCGTGAACTTCTTGATTACGCTGTTCTTCAGCTTGCTGCAGCTGAACTTGCTGCTCAGCTTGAGCTTGCTGTGCCTTCATCTGCTCAGCTTCCATCTTATCTTGCTTCTTAGTGCGATTAAGAGTCATAACCATCTGATTCCATTGTAGAAAAGCAGGGTCAGCAGGGATGTACTGAAGTTCTGGGCGTTTTGAGGCACCTTTATCTCCTAAGAAGAATTCTCTAATTTCGCCGCGAGTCATATTCTTCTCAACAATTGCCCAAAAAGTCTGATTAAGTGGCAAATCAAATATCGGGTGCTCTACCTTCTCCTTATTAGACTTGGTGAGCAAGTCATTCATCGAGGAGTAGATAGTCATCTCCGCTTGAAGCAGAGCAGCATTAGTCTGAGGAGTCTCGTCAGTGTATCCCACGAACTTAAACTCGTACTTCTCCGCTAGAGACTTGTCAACACAAGGCAAAATATCAGAGTTTATGAAGTCTTCGTATAAGAAGAGTAAGGGATAGAGTCCTCGCTCTCTGGAAAAATTGATCTTAAACTCATTGCTGGCGGCATTGGAAGACGGTCGATTTGTTCCGCTAATAAGATAGTCGAGTCCCAACTCCATGGGATCAATTTGGAACTGCGAGCAAATGGCTCGCATGATGTGGTTATTATAGTTAAGGTACTCCATCTCACGTGCACTTCCTGACAATGGGATCCACTGGACATCATCTAGCCCCGCTACGATAGGAGTTCTCCAAGCATTCTGTGTGCCGGAAATAGTGTTGTAAAATTGTCTGCGGAATGCAGTTAAGTTAGCTTGAGTAACTGTACCCTTAAGGTGAAGCACGCCACGAGCTGCATACCCATGAGTAAAGAATAGCGAATTGTAGTTCTCTACATTCAAGTGGCTCGTAATGTTGATGATAGAAAGTTCTAGTGGTGAAAAGCAATATCCATTAGAGTCGCTGAAGTTTTGAGGATTAAAGGTCTTGAAGACCATATCTTCGTCGCCAAAAGCAGCCATTACTCGATTGTCGTAAGACATCTGAACGTATCGATATACCGGATCTTCGGGGGAGTTGATCTCGTATTTCTCTTCTGGTGCACCAGCATCATTGAACAATCGAGACTTTTGGTTCATGATGCTAGCATTCTTGAGGTGCTGATCTAGCACTTCTCGCTGTGATCTCTGATTCACTATATAGACTGATTCACCAGGCACTGGGCGAAAGCGATGAATAGCCTTTTTTCTAGTTAAAACCTTCTCAACTGCTATGTGACCAAAGGTAAGTGCATCTCTAGCAGTTAGCTTGAGAAACTCACCGAAGTTCATGTGATCACCAGGAGGCACTTTGTCAGTTCGTCCACACTTCAAGATGAATTCTTCTAGATTTGCTATCTCTTCTTTCTCATCAGCAGTCAAGTTTTCTGATGAGTTTCTTTTCATGATCTTAAAGCCAGTCTCAAACTGCTGTCTCTGAGGTTTAGCAAACTGAATTAGAGTATCGACTCGATGTTGAATAATAGAGGATACTAGCCAATCTCGCACCGAGGTATCTTTTAGAGTCTTGTTGGATAGTCTGCTGCTTTTGTTCTTGAAGATAAAGTGCTGTTGGACTCTATCGAAGTAAGGATCATCGATGATAGCTTGACGACCAATCTTGTTGTCGTGATCGATACCTTGAGGTAGTTCAGGGACTTGATTAGCACTAGGCACTAACTGAGCTTTACTAAGATCTTCGATGTCGTTACTCAAAGAATCTCTAATACTTTTAGTTAGTCTGTCAAAAAGTCCCATGTATAACTCCAGTTAATATCTATATTATACAATGTATTATCTAAAATGACCAGATGAACCCACCATCGCCGCTCATGGTCTCATCATCATCATCTGCTAGCTGAGCAGTGTTAGATATATTTCCTAGTTTACTCTTATCGGTAGGCTGATCTAGATCATGAGCTAATATACCTCGAGAGCGCACAAACTCTTCAGGTGACGGCATCTTTAAGTAGTTACCTTGAGAGTCTACTGCTCTACTAGATCCCAAGTCTAGATCATCAGCATATACCATCTTAGCTTTACCAAATAAGTCATACATAGCGTAGCGCATCGCGTCAAGCCAGTGATCCGATCCCTTATCTGGCTCGTCGGTTACGCGTCCAGCTGCATCAAGCTTATAGTGGTACATCTGGAATTCGTGGATGATATGAGCACAAGTATCTTTAGCAAAGAAGATCTTAGGTTCAGGAGAAGCAAGACTTC